TAGAGTACTCAAGCTTATAATGCAACACAATCCGTCTAAAACAGTTTGTGCGATTACTTTAATCGATGAGATAATTGGTGGCCTGTGTCGGAAGGGTCCGACGAAGGATAGGTCCTATGCCAGCTTTTCCCAAAGCACAGCTTCTCACTTTTGTGAGCTTTCTGCGCAGTTGGGATGGCAAAGAACCACCGCCCTGTGTTTTCCTAATGTAAAAGGTGGAGTCAATTACGATATTGGTACTCTTGTAGTTCCTCATGCGCTTAAAACCGCACGAGCCTACTTAGAGGTCCTTTATGACTACGATAGCAAGATCGCTCGACTCCCCTATATTTCTCAATTTTCTGCGTACTTATGTATGACAAAGTGGTCCCTGGATGATTTTGTTTCGAATGCTAAATATGCCATTGCATATCCTTTAGCTCGTTATTTAAATCAAGTTTTACCAGTAAGACCCGCTAGCTTTTTATCAAATCCCTTTCTCTTTTCGGGTTCTATCAAGAGATTCTTAAAGAACCGACTTATGGCTCATTGTCCGAAGAATTGTTCACTCTTTTTGAGTATTCTTCAGGGAATTAAGAGAGGTGCGGAGATTGTTCCGGATTCCTATGTGTTAAAGGCGATGATCAAACATCGTATAGCTTTAACAAAGACTCCTACAATCAATTGGTATATGGCATCAAAATTTGAACCATATTTCCACCGCTTTTTCTCAAAGTTCCCCGATCTACTCCTGAATTGTTCGAAGCCTCTACCTCTGCCTCCGCTGATCAACCTAGATCAAAAGGAGGAGCAAGAGAGTATTTGAGGGAACAAAGGACGAATTTCCAACATCGTGATGAGCTTATAGAGAATTCCATTCTCCCGGGTGATACACCTAACGATGGTCATGATTTCCGACGAAAGATGGTTTATAACATCATCGAAAAGGAAATCGGTTCTGACTTACTTCATATGTATGAAAGTCGTCCTGGTATTGTAGAGGAGATAAGAGGGAAAGATACTTGGTCCAGTTTAGGTGATCTTCTTAATGAAGTTAGATCCAGGAGACACGATTTGTTTGACGTGCCTGGAGCCCTTGATAATTTAGTTAAGGCACTTGATGCTTTGGGTCCGGACTTTTCTAAAGCCGCTGTTGAACGGGACTTACTCCACACAAGAGTTGGAGTGTCAGCCGTTCGCGAGCCTTATAAAGTTCGACTTGTAACTAAAGGCGAGACATTTAAGTATTATATCTCTCGTTTTTATCAAAAGGGGTTATGGAATTATTTACAAAGATTTCCACAATTCAACCTGACTGGACGTCCCGTCCAACACTCCGATTTCTTCGAGTTGTTGGACAGGGAAAAAAAGCTAGAAATTACGAACTTTGACTTATGGGTCTCTGGTGATTTTTCCGCTGCTACTGATAATCTTAAGATATTTTACACGAAACTAGCATTTGATGCTAGTCTTAATCGGTGTAATTATCCTGAGTTCTTAGTCGAGATTTTAAAAGCTGTCATTTATGAACAGGAATTAACTTACCCTGACTTTCGAACCACTAAAGAAAAGAACTCGGGAGTTCCGAATCCTTTACCAGCAGCAAAACAAACGACTGGACAATTGATGGGATCAACACTTAGTTTCCCAATTTTGTGTGCAGTTAACTTAGTTTGTTATTGGATGTCACTAGAGATTTATCTGAAAAGAAAGGTTCAACTATCAGAGTTGCCTGTTCTAATTAATGGTGATGATATTTTGTTCCGAACGGATGAGAGGTTCTATTCTCTCTGGCAGTCAGTGATCCAAGAAGTTGGTTTTGAGTTATCTATGGGTAAAAATTATGTTCATAAAACATTTTTTACTATAAATTCTCAAGGCTTCTCCTGGGATAATCAGACTATGCAGGTTAAGGATGTACCATATTTTAATATAGGTCTACTAACCGGCCAGTCTAAACTTGGCTCTTCCAGTATTAAAGATCGCTCTCTTGCTCCTATTTGGGATTATTACAACACTGTAATTCCCGGAGCCCAAGATCCAGTTCGTGCTCACCATCGGTTTATGCACTATCATAAAAGTGCTATTTCAGATTTGACTGCTCATGGAAACTTCAACTTATTTATTTCTCCAGTATTAGGAGGCCTTGGATTTAATTTAAATCCTGCATTGAAACCATACGTCCATTTCACGTTTTTCCAACGTCGATTTGGTTATTATTTAAAAAGTATGGCAATGCATCCCTTTGAAGGTGAATATGAGAAGTTTCGTCCATTTGTTGGTCTTGTGCAGCCATTAAAGTCAAAGATTTTGTCAAAGAAGTACTATCATTATAAGAGGATTGAAGTTCGACCTATAGTCGGACCTCTTAATAAGAATGAAGTTATTGTTATGGATTCTGTTAAGGTTTTAGAAGGTGCCCGAATGGCCCTGTCTTATGCTATGAGTTTTCCTGGAGAGAAACCGCTCGTTGTGGTTCGTCCTCCGGACTCCAAGATCATGTCTGGATTTCGTAATTCCAGAACGATCGAAGCAAACCCAAAAAGTTTACAGAATTTTCCATTTCGCTGGATTGAAATTAAAGAACCTCTTCCTCAGATTGTTGAAGATCAACTACCTCCACTCTTGGAGATTAGTGAGGATCCTCAGTCTAAATACGATCGCTGGTCTTATATTATCGGAAATTATTTCTTCGATTATAAGACGGCTGTATCGGATTTGACTATGAAGGATTAATTATTTGATTTGTGTGACCTGTAATAAGTCATTAAACTGTTACTAGGATATAAGCCGGTCTTCTTCCAAGTCTACGACGTCTCCCTTTTGAGGAGAACGAATGACACCTAACGAAGTGTCTACGTGCGGATGTATCATATTTATTATGTTTCCGTCGGAGTAGATTGAATTATTCTTTTAACTGACTTGTGTGAAATCTCCGAAAGGTTATGACACACTGAATTAAAAGAATGAGAGAGAAGACTAAAATAGTATCCGGTCGACCAGGTAATGTCTATAAACTAATCAATTGGGTCTCTATACATAATTGCCCAAAACGGTATCAATCAAGAAAGATTGATTTAATATTTCCGTGCTAAACAAAAAGCCGAGAGACTGCACGGCGCACCTATCTTCTCCAGTGGAGTGTGATTTTTACTACTAACCGTATGTATTCTAAGTCATTAAGTTATGATGGCCTGACCGATCTGGGTCAGGTAGCGTCATAAATAATTAGAACTTAGAAGTAACATGTACGCTAGAGCCTTCACATTGTGCTGCCAGAACTGTAGTTGTATAGAGATGTACAGTCCTTCCATATTCAGAAGGATCCAATACATGAATAAATCAAATAGTAAAAAAGGTTCTACCCCTAAGAAGGGTAACCAATCCAAGAAACTGACTCCTCGTCAGAAAGTCGTGAAGAAGTCCAGAACGGAAGGAAGTTATTCAATTCCTAAACCTCCTAGTTCTGTTGCTAGTGCATACTCGAGTACGTTTCGATCCAATCGACCAAAAATTCGGTCTAATGGAGAAAGTTGTAGGATTGTCCATCGTGAGTTAATTGCATCCATTGTAGGATCAACTAATTTCACAGTGGGCCCACCCTACGCCTTCTCTCTCAATCCTGGTCTCGGATCCACATTCCCATGGTTATCCTCTCAAGCCTCCAATTGGGAGGAGTACAGATTTAACCATCTAAGATTTGAATATCTTACCAGGTGCTCTTCAACAACAATAGGATCTGTAATGATGATCCCGGACTATGATGCAGCTGATCCCCCTCCTTTATCGGAGCAGATCGCTTGCAGTTATGCCGATGTTGTCGAATGTTCACCTTGGAAAGATTCATATTGTGAATTGGAACCATCTAGATTGAATGGATCGACGAAACGTCATTTTGTGAGAAGCTTCCCTTTAGCCCCTAACTTAGACATAAAGACTTATGATTCTGGTTCCCTATTTGTAGGGACCGTAGATGGAGCAGGAGCCACCCCTTGGGGAAAACTGTTTGTATCGTATGACGTAGAGTTGTACATACCACAGCTTACTCCGAATGGTAGCGCTCCCGTTCCTCAAGATATCTTTATGTTAAGCGGGATTACGACAAGTCTTCCATATGCTACAGCTGCAACAAGAGTCAACACAGGACCTCAGTACTTTACAGTTTCTGGGGGAACATTGGTTTGTGCTATTGCAGGAACATATTTAGTGACATATGAGGCGTCTTCGACGACCTCTATCACCTCTGTTTCCCTAGCACTAAGTGGAGGAGCTACCTTCGATACCGATTATAGTCCAAACAACGGTTATATAGTTGCTGGATCGGGAAATACGACCGTTGTAATTAATTACATGGTCAATTGTCCTAATGCAAGCACTATAGTAGTATCAAATACTGTTGTCCTCGGTTTAGCTGGCCAATGTGTCATTGTTCCTGTGTCTGACGCCTTCACGTAATAACTTCAAAGTATGAAAGTAAAGAGAAATATTTTGGTTCTTCTTCCGCCGCATCTCGTAGTAGATCTATTCGTTAAAATCTTTTTTAAGATCCTAGAACGACGGCGTAATAATAGAAGAAGAATCTAAGGAAAACACTATATACAGGCAATAAAGATCATAAGAGTTATGTTGCACTTTAACTGGTCTATTATAGATTAATGGCTTACCGTTCTCGTTGTTTGACGGGATTTGCGTAATCTTTCTATAATATTCTGCCCAGTTAAGAGCAGTGCATATAATTATCTTATGCCTTCTGATCTCATCGAAATCTTTTTAACAAAATAAAAGATTAGGATTAAATCGAAGTCTTTCGTTTCATCCCCGCTTTATCTGAC